GTAATAATTCCACAAGTAGCAGCAGCACCAGTTCCGCCACCACCACTAATAGTTATAGTCGGTGCTACAGTATATCCTGTGCCTGCATTAGTCAGTAATATTTCAGATATAGAAGTAATGTTATTTCTAGTTGTTGTAATTGCTACCGCTGTAGCATCGGTTCCACCAGCAGGTGCTGTTGTGATTGCTACAGTTGGTGTGCTAGTAAATCCAGAACCATCATTATCAAGGAATATCTTCTGGATATATCCTGTGCCTACAGATGCTGTTGCAGAGGCACCAGAACCCGTTGAGAACATCGTAAGGTCAAGAATGTAACCCTGGTCCTCAAGAACTGTATCAATCGTGTCAATAGAGGTGTCAAAGACTTCATCCTCATACTCAAAGAGTTCACACTTAAGTTCATAAACATAGTTCTTACCCAATTGATAAAATGGGTTTTCATGCTCTACAAATTTAACTTCAAACAAACGTTTGCCAAGTGGGAAATAAATTAAATCACCCTCTCTAGGTCTTCCCGATACTTCAACTTCCTGATCACTTTCGTCATCCAAGAAAGGTGAAATAAAATCTTCAAATCTTTCTCTAGATATTGTGACTGTCAACTCATCTCTGAGACTGACGCCAAACTTGGTCATAAGGTCACCAGCGCCACTATAACCATCATATGTGTTTACATATGCTTCCAATAAAAAGTTATCGTCAAACTTAGAGGATTGTACTTCTTCAATAATTGTCTGTTTACGTACATACTTTCTGGGAATGTATGTTACTTCAACACCATATATCTTGAGTTGTTCGTTAATCAACTCTTGTACTAATCTTTGTTCCCCAAAGGAACCTTGTAGGAAAAAGGGATTAAGTGCCATCAGCCAATAAAGTCAAGAGGTGGTAGTTCGTATTCCATCGCCATACGACTACGAATATCAGCAATTTCTCTTTCACCGTCGTCGTAATACTGTCTGCCGTTGAGTTCAATTCCTCCCGGTAATTTGGTTCCACCAAACTTCATCATGTTTGCTCCCCACTGCCTTTTGATTAATGCAGTAAGATATCTCTTAACAAAACTATCGTTGTAGATTTGAGTGAAACTTTGTGGATCTAATGCACGATGACAATCAATAACGATATAATCGTCCTCAGTTACACTACCCCAATCAATGTCAAGATACATTCTGTCTTGACGCTTGTTAAATCTAATTTGCTTATCTGGTGTCAGTAAGAAGTCAATATCTTCAAGATAAGTCTTTGTCATCGCATATTGCAACAACTCTACCGAGTTGAAGTAATACAAATCATTCAAGAACAACTGATACTTGATACTAAACATTCCTCCAGAAATGCTGCTAGTATCAAATTTAAAAATCTTTTCAATACCAATAACTGAGTCTGGTACTTGAATGAAGTTTGATGTCTCGTAAAAATTATTAGTTGTTGTTCCATATCCACTAATGGATGTGGAAGTAGCACTTGTAGTTACAATACCTGCAGTATTTGTGCTTGCAGTATTATTGGTTGCTTTTCCTCTATCAATATCTGCCTGCGTAAATTTATATTTGAGGTACATCCTCTCAACACCATCATAGTGGCGCTCTTGAAAATACTGTATAGCATCATCAACCAAATCGTCAATTTGGTCGTCATCAACGTTGATCTCCAATACAGGAGCACCAAGTTGTCTTTTACAGTAATCAATCAGCCCTTGGCGTGTTGACGGTTTTGCCATTAGAATGCCTCAGAATCTATATTTTTAGTAGTTCTTTTAGGTTTTCTCAACTTCACTAACTCATCCTCTTGTTCAGCAATTTTTGATGTTAAAGATTCTACTTGTTGAGTTAGAGTTAGAACCTTCGCTTCCATAGCGATTGATTGTGATAAAAAATCATTTACTCTTTTTTGATAGGTTACTATCAAATTTTTGATCTCAGATTCATTCATAATTGATATAAAAAAAGGTGGGACTCGCCCACCTGTATTTATAAGTTGTACTTAACCTTAGAACGAGCCACCATCTACAGTTATATTTTCCAGACTTCTCGTAGATCCACTACAAGAAATAACTGCTTGACTGTTTCCTTGACAATCACTGACGGTCAGTGCTCCAATCTCAAGATTAGCATAAGAGATACTTCCCATTACGCTTGAGGATTCGGAAACTTCATCAGCGATGACGATTCTTCCAGCACTATCATCCCAGAACATAGCAGCGGTCTTAGCAGAACCACTGTAGTAGTGCATTACAACACCAACGTCAATGTTGGCATCAGAAGAAGGTGCTACCAGAGAACCACCACTATTAACAAGACCAACTTCAATCAGAGAGTCTTCAACCTTTAAGGTCTCAGTATTGATGATAGACTGAGAACCTAAGACGGTAAATGTACCGTTGACAGTCAGATCATCAGCAACTGTGGTTGTTCCACTAGCAGAGTCAAGAGTTAATCCACCAGAGGAAGTTGTGAGAGTGTTGGCATCAAGACTCAGATTATCAACTGTTGCAGCACCAGTAACTGCAAGGGTAGTGCCATTAAAGGTAAGATTGCCACTATCCTCAAGAGCACCGGAAGTACCTGCAATTACAACTCTATTATCTGTAAGATCACTAACTGTTGCGGACGAAAGAACTGTTTCTCCACCAGAAATGTTAGCACCACCATTAGCATCAATGGCACCAGTTACAGTAAGACCAGCACTAACAACAGCGTCTTTAGTAACTGTGAGAGAGTCACTAACAGTTGCATCACCAGTTACGGCAAGAGTTGAACCATTAAAAGTAAGATTGGCACTATCCTCAAGAGCACCAGAGGAACCGGCAATAACAACTCTGTTATCTGTCAGGTCACTAACAGTTGCAGAAGAAAGAACTGTCTCTGCACCAGAGATGTTAGCACCACCATTACCATCAATCTGACCGGTAAAGGTAGAAACACCACTAACAGTAATACCTTCCAGGAAAGTTGCTTGGAAGTTGTTGTGAACTACGTTAGATTGTGTGGCAACAGCATTACCCATCAAACCGTGGGCAGAGCACTGATAATGTAATACTTGAGGTGTAGTATCAGTTACTGTAATTTCAGTATAAGCACCAGAATTACCAGCGGTGCCGTTAGTTGTTACGTTTGTTGTATAGGAAGTAGTTTTTTGTGCCTCTAGATAGAAGCGAAGTGGATGATTACTGTTAGAAGCAGCAGACTGATCAAAGCGGTAAGTCTTTCCAGGAACAAGGGTAATGAAAGGAGATTGAATACCATCAATAAAGTATCCAGAACTAGAACCACTTCCGAAGTATCTATGATCTGCTGTCTTGGAGGCAACAGTAACAACATAATCAACTCTCGTAGAACTTGCTGCACCAACAAGTGCCTTATGTCCAGAGAACTGAGTAGCAGTTACAATACCAGAAGCATTTACATCTTTGATTGATGTAATTGAATCACTAACAGTGACATCTCCAGTTACTGCGAGAACACTTCCGTTAAAAGTAAGATTTGCACTGTCTTCAATAGCACCACTGGTGCCAGCAATAACAACTCTATTGTCAGTAAGATCACCAACAATTAGAGAGTTGGTGGAAAGATCTGTGCCATCATAAGTAAGATTGGCATCATCTTCAAGTTCACCCGAAGTACCGGCAATAACAACTCTGTTATTTGTTAGATCACCGATAGCTGCAGTATCGGCAGACAGAGTATCAATATTGGCAGTTCCATCAAGGTGAAGATTTCTCCACTCTTTACCAGATTCGCCTAAGTCATAACTGTCATCATCATTTGGAATGAGACTGGAAATAAATTCACCAGCAACGTTAATATCGTCACCATCACTGTCACCAAGGTTAATTGTTCCACCCTTGAATGTTGCTACACCGACGAATTCGGCATATCCCTGGACGTTTAAGTTTCCACCGACAGTGACGTTCTTGGCAACACCAAGACCACCGTCAAGTTGGAAACTACCAGTGTTAACATTGCCAAGAGTATTATCTGTGGCATTACTAACCGTTGTAACACCAGAAATATCAACCGTTGAGTCAATATCAAAGTGACCTGTTACTGTGGTAACACCAGTCAGAACTGAGTTAGCAGAACCGGCACCCCAACTAAGGTTTCCGCTTCCATCATTGGTAAGAACACTACTTGCCCCACCTTGAGTTCCGGGGAAATAGTAAGTAACGATACCAGCAAGAGATGCTGGAGATGCAAGTGTAATATAACTTGTACCGTTATTCGTACCTTCTACAAGGTTGACACCAGATCCACTGGTAGCACCCTCAATAGTCCAGAATCTACCTGAACCTACGA